GTATTGATCGCTTCTACGTAAAGTTCTTTAAGAATGTTTTTTAGTTTGCTGGCATCTAAACTATCATCTTGGATTGCATCCACATAATTGTTTAAGATAGTAAGAGTATCCTCAGCTTGATCAATTATATCATCATTAACACCTTCTGTCAAGTCTGTAAAGTCCTCAACAATGGTAATATCGGCTGGGTTTGTTTGGTAAAGATTGTTGATGAATACATCGAACAAGTATGGATTAGCTTTGTTCAATACCACAACCTTGACAAACTTATTGGTATATGGTGTCATATCATAATTAGTTAATTCTTTGATTTCTGCTTCTTTATCGTCATAGACAATTTTATGAAACATTACATTAGGGTTCTCAACAAATACAAGGTGTCGAGTATCAAGATCAAAAATATGGAAACCACGAGGATCCTTATAGTCTTGCCATGTAAGTTCATATGGGTTACCCAAGTAGTAAATCCCATTAGCAGAAGATTTATGATGATAGTGCCCACTAAAAGTAAATTCAAACTTGCGGAAAATTTCACGATTTAATCCTTCTTCTGATGGCATTCCTTTATGCATTGCAAACCCTGCAATTTCAAAATGACCCATACAGATATCAGAAGTTGACTCTTTAATGAACTGCATAGCTTCATCATAATTATCTGAACATATCCATGGTATCATACAAATTTGATGTGAACCTACATGAATATGTTCTGGGCTATCAATCACATGAATGTTACCATATTCTTGTAGTAGCAAATCGACCGAATTAACATCATTGGTATTCTTGAAATATGTATCATGATTACCAGCTAACATGAATACTTCAATACCTTCTTCATTTAAAATATCGAAGAACATCTCTTTGGTTCTTTTTAATGTGTAGAAGTTTACGTACTTTCTTCTATCAAAAGTATCACCAAGTATTAATACTTGGCGTATACCTTCTTCTCTTAATTTTGGAAAAAAAGTTTCTCTGTAAAATTTTTCATAATAGTCCAAAAATACAAGAGCGTCATTTCTAGCCCCAAAATGTTGATCCGTGATTATTGCTACTTTAGACATTCGTCATATTCCTTATTCATCTTTTTCATTCTCAATACTTCTCCATCATATACACGTTTACGTAAAGACGAACTGCTATAAGGATGTTCTCTTTCATGATAATGCAACTCAATACCACGATCTAAACACCACTGTTTACCGGTAAAGTCTTTTGTTTTATATTCATCACCAAGAAAACGAATATCAATATGTTGAGTTTTTAACATATTCAATAAGTCATCTTCAGTATGATATACAATAACTTCATCCACATAACGACATGCTGAAACACACACATATCTTTCATACACCGACATGATTGGTTTGTTTTTGGTATCTGGACGATCTACTGTTGGGTCAACTTGAATAGCCACAATTAAATAGTCACAATGTCGTTTTTCTTCTTTGAGCATAGTAACATGTCCAGCATGAAACAAGTCAAATGTGCTACAATTAAATCCAATTTTCATATCAAATTTCCTTATCTAATATTCTTTGACCATAGTAATTAAAAACGGTTTCGCAATCATCAGCTTCTAAAATGTGTGCTTTATATTTTTCAATGTTGTTTAAGATTGCTTTTGGAAAATAATCATCAAATTTAACTTTTTTCCAAGACCCAGAATTTTGATTTATATGATTTTTATTTTCATTAATATGTTTATCAATATTCACATTATCAATGTGTTCTGAATTATTAAATTCTGTATGAGAATAACTCTTTAATTTATTTTTAATAAAGTCATCACTACCAAAAGAACTAAAATGCCATGCAGCGTGATGTAACAACACAGATGTAATTGGTCTAAATGTATTTGTTACTTCTTGAAATTTGTATTTAAATCTTTCACGCTCAATTGCTGATCTTCTCATAGCAGATGGTGTATATGAAAGATTACTATAATATCTATATGCCGTTGGCCAAACTGTGTATTCATTTACGGTATTTAAATAATTAAATTTAAAATTAAATATAGGAGCCATCAATGCATAGTAATCATATGAATTTTCTCTCATAAACAAAAGTGTTTCTGGACGAATAATTTCATCACAATCTGAGATGATTAGAATATCATTATCTTTTAGTCCAATTTGATCCCATCCTATTTTAAATTGATTTCTTGTCCAATCTTCATTGGCAAATGCTCTGTCTCTGTTAACTACTGTTTCACCACTTTTTGGTTGATTCACTTTAACGTAAAGAATTTTATCTTTCCATTTTTCATATCTTACCATATTTTTTTCTAAGTTATATTCTTTTGGTATCTCAGAAAATGTGTGGTCAGATTCCACTATAACAAAGTAATCCACATAAGGATACATTGTTTCTAATCGCAACTCAAGTAAATCATACTCGGAATGAAACAAAAAATTATCTATTATTCTCATAATATCACTCTTCCAAAAAATTTTCAATACCTTTAGGCTTATTTGCCTCTTTTTTCTTACGTTTGCCTTCCTCGTAGTTTTCTATGTATTCGGAAATGTTATCATACAGTTCAAACTGTTTTGTGGTACCATCTTCAAATTCCATCATTTCATATTCGTCTAAAATGCCAACTTGTTGAGTGGCTTTATACTTAATATACAACTGCTTTTTTTCTTTCTGGATGCGGCGAAGAAATGCAAAGTAAATGATTTGTGTAAAGTATGCGAATGGATTTTTAGATTTGCTTGGATCAAAGTTTTCAAAATACATTAAACAATTTTCAATACCATCACCAATCATTTCATCTCTATGTGGATAATTGATAAAGTTTGGTTTGTGTGATAAACCTTCTGCAATCTTCATAAAGCACTCACCTATATAATTTGGTACTATAGGTTTAATCAGATTATTGGTTTTGGCTTCTTTGCAGTCTTCCTTGTATTGGATAAGTGCTTTGAGAAAATCTTCATTGTTTACATAATGTTTTTGTTTACGCATAAGTTTACCATAAAAAAGTGTTGACAAGTGTCCTATATAACGTTATAATTAGTATGTCCAGAATGATGCTGATAATAGGATTAATTACTGTAGTGTACTGTGTTCTCTTTCTTCCATAGCTTCAATCAAAGAATATATTTCTTCATCTGACATTTCATCAGCTTTCTTTTTTGTTGCACTAATACTGTGCATCGCTTCTATAGTATCTTCATAATGTTTAAGAAATTCTTCTGTTGGATCAAACCTGCAAAGAATATCATTCTCAAATATTGAGCATATATTTTCTTTGATAACAGTTGGACTAGCCCAATGAGAAAGAGCAAGTATTTGTTTTTGGTTTTTAAAATCATCATGAATATCAATAACCATGGCATTCTTAACTATAATCTTATACTTTTCTTCTGATATACTACCAATTATATCAATTCCTGTTTTTAATCGAACTATTTTAATTTGTTCCATTTGTTAGTCCTATTTTGTATAGTTTATAGGGAAAGCTTTCATCGTTATATATTTTTGTTCTTTCCACAAAATGTCTTAACGTAAAATTCATGTATTTGCCAACTCGAAGGTCATCGGCAATATCATAGAGGGTTGCTTCATCTTTTGTTTCTCCTTTTCGAAGTCCTCTGCCGATTGATTGAAGATTTCTGACTCTAGACTTGCTGGGAGACGCAAATATGATGTTATGTAAATTGCGTATATTAATACCGGTACTAAAAGTACCAAAAGAAGCGATAACAATAGCATCTTTTTCTTCCTCCATTATTTTTCTAACTCTTTCTCTTTCTTCTGCATCCACTCCACCATGAATGAAAAAAACTTTACGATTGCCTATGTTTTTGGCATTGGTAATCCAATCATACAACAATTGACCGTGTTTGTCAACATATTGATACAATATTAATGTATTATTACCAAGAGAAAGTGCTAAGTTTTTTATAAATTTATTTCTTGCCTCACATTGAATTAAATAAGCAATTTCATCTTTATATTCTTTATTCTTTAGCTGTTTTGCTATATCATCTGGATGTTTGAGTATTAGACATTTGATTTTAAAATCAGCCAACTGTTCACTATCAATAAGTTCTTTTGTTGTTGTAACTTTTTTTATTGGTCCAAATAAACCTTCTAGTACAAGTTTGTGTGTTTTTGTGCCGTCTAGTGTACCAGTTAACCCTATGCGATATTTTGTATTTACGCACGAAGTCATAATGCTAGTCAAAGATTGTGATTTAAATAGGTGTGCTTCATCTCCAATAATATAATCAAACTGCTCAAAGTATTCGGGAGGCATCTTATACAAAGATTGCCAAGTAGATATGATAAGTTTTTTATCAGAAACTTTATCTTTACCTTGATATACCCGATGTATGTTCTTTTCTACATCAAATCCATTTTTTGATGAGTAGTCTGCAAAGTCAGTATATAACTGCTCCACTAGTGATGTAGTCGGGACTATAATTAACCCCTTGTAGCCCTTGTAATCAAGGAATTGACGTATAAAAAGGTAGATGATAAGAGACTTACCTGAAGCGGTAGGAGACAGTAATAATGCTCTTTTATGTCGCATAGCATGAGTAAATGCTGCTAACTGATAATCTCTAGTTTCTATAGGTTTACCGTGAGCATGTAGATCGAGTTCATCTATAAATTTTTTAGCTAAGTATAAAGAAAAGTCATCAGTCAAATCTGGTCTTGGATCACCATACTCAACGACATATTGTCTTTCTTCTGCAAAATTTTCAATGTATGGTAAAAGACCTAAGTAGATACTATTATTTCTTAGATCCAACAAACGAATTTTTCCATCCCAAATTCGATTTCTAAATGCTGGAATGAACTGATAGCCTGGAACATAGAACGTAAAATATTCTGATAGTTCTTTAGCTAAATGTTTTTCGCATTCAATTGTGGCATATACTTCATTAGCCTTTGCAATTGTTATTTTATCTTGCGCCTTGGATAAATCGTTCATGTGTCATGTGTTCACGAAGTTGCCATGTTCTGTTAGCCAGTTCTTTAAGAATAGCTGTGCATACGTCAACGACTTCTTCATGATATACCTTTTTTTCTAGAAGTTTTATTAAATCACCATCACTCTCTAGATATGTAGTCACGTCGGATTTGAGGGTAAAGCGAAAAGGTTCCCAGCCGTACAGCTTCAAATCATCTTCATCCATTTTACCTGTATAGTATTCCCATTTGATTTTTTTCATTTTATGATAATCAAATGTAGCTTTCTTTACAGCAATTCTATGCTTTGTCATAATATTAAGATATTTGCTGTGAAGATTTGGAATACGAATAATTTCTCTAGATGGTTCAGTTTCATCAACAACAGAATCTTTTTCCCAAAAGGACAATACTTGTTCTAATGTTTCCATAATAAAATGTATAAAAGTTAACCAATTTTGATTATAGCATAACTGACTATTGCATGTCAATACTTTTTAATATCGTACCAAGAATATCTAAATGACGCTGTGGCAGTTATTGTTGGTGTGTCAGTAGCGGTAGAATTGAACTGGATTGACGATAAAGATATGGGAAAAATATCCACAAAATCAATAGAAAATCTTGCATTATTTAATCCGCTTAGTACGTTCAACGTACCATCTGTGTATTGTGGCCTTGATGAATACGTGGCAATTGGACTTAGATTTTTTAGATTTTTATATTCATCGAAATTTGTAGGAAAAGCCATACCTCTTAACCAATCATGAATGCTTGACCATGATTCTAGTGCTTCATCTACGATGAATGTAATATTTAATGCTTCATATTTTAATTTATCTCCAGGTCTATACAAATCAACAAAGGGTGTTGGTTGTACAATTTCATCTATAGAAATGCCTGGTAAATTAATTTCTTGACAAAAATATTGTGTTGTGCTTATTCTTGGAAAAGTTAATACAAACTTTGTAGATTGTAGAAAATTTGTATTTTGTGGCGAAGCTATTAGCTGTGTCATTTTTTCTCCTTGTGGAGTATTTATACAAAAAAAGAGGCTCCTTTTGAGAGCCTCTTTTAAATGCCACTCTTGATGGTGACTTAATGTACAACAGAATTACATTAGGTTTTTAACACCAAAGATTCTGTAGTAAACATTACCACGTGCAGTTAGAGCACCATTGCCTTTTGTGATACCTTCAGCAAATGGGTTAGCTACCATACCGTAACGAGTCTTAAATCCAATTTTTGGTTGGAATGTGAACTGGTCAACAGCACGAACCATTTGTAGAGGAACATATGGGCAATAGAACAGACCAGCGTCATAAGGTGAAGAACCTTTATATCCAACTGTCACTAGTTCTTGATTGCTTGTGTAACCACCAAAGTATGGGTCGATGTACACTTTGATACGACCATGCAATAGACCAGCAAAAGTATTGCCTGTATCGTCAACTTGTAGATCAGCTTGTAGAGCAGGTGTGTATTGTAGAACACCAGCCATAGCCATTGCTGAAGCAACATCTGAAGAAACGATTAGAACGTTACCTTTTCCTCTACGAGTTTGCTTTGCAATTACGTTAGCATCACGTTCGATTTGGAAAATTAGACCTTTGAAACGCTCAACTGACCAACGACCGTTTGAGTCTGTATCTAAGTCAAAGTAACCAGCAGTTGTTGTACCATACTGAGCACCTGCTACAGCAGTTGTGTAGATAGTACGAATAACTTCACGGTTAATTTCAGCAAGAATTTCTGTTGACAGAATGTTGCTTAGTTCTGTCTCAGCATCTAGACCATGAATTGCTTTTAAGTCTTGTGCTAATTCTAGTGAGTATTCAGCTTTTAGCGCACGGGATTGAGCAGTTACGGAAACTTTCTCAATGCTGAATGCCATTTGTTGGAATACTGCGTTGCTTTCTGAACCTAAATATTCAGCAATCGCTGTTGACATACCATCACCAGTTGTGTATGCATTAGCTGCTAGGCTTGCAACTGGGTTTGTTGCAACGTCAGTAGCTGGAGTACCAGCAAAGCCGTATGGGCTACCTTGTGAGCTTGTACCAGAGAAAATGGTATTAGCTTCGTTGTAGAATGCTTCTGTACCGTTTTGGTTACTGTATCTTGCTCTCATTGCAAAGATAAGACCAGTAGGACCAGTCATTGGCTGAACGCCAGCAACATCATAAGCGATTAGGTTAGGTAATGCACGGCGAACTAATGAAATTAAGATTGGGTCAAAGTTTTGAACGCCACCTGTAACGTTAGTTGGACCTGGATCAGTGATTTCCATCAACAGGCCAGCGTCTTGTCTCATAGCTTGTTGTTGGTTCTCTAGAACCATTGCTGTAACAGCTTTTTTGTACGGGTCCTTAATTGCTGTTAATTCTGGATGATCCAGAACTGGAGCCCATTTGTTTTGTAGTTGTTCGGAAAGATACATCTAAGTCTCCTTTTGTTATTATTGGTTTTTTATTTATTTAGCCAAAGATTTAGTGATGGCTTGAGCGTATACATTCATCATTGGATCTGAAGATTTGATATCTTTTTTATCTTCGTCATCAATTTGAATTTCTTCGTTCAGATCAGACGATTCGGCAAATTTAACTTGACTTGGGAAATATGATTCCTTAATTGTCTCTAGTTTTTCTCCAAATTCTTCATCAGTAGTAAATTCAACACCTTCTGCAAGTGACTTGACTTTTTCTACTTGAGTCTGAGTAAGGCCTTCACATGCTGCGTGGATAGCCTCTATTTTTCTGTGTTCGTTGATGCTTTTTGTGAACTCGATGTTCTTTTGAATTTCTTCATTTAGAGCATCTTCTAGTTCTTCAACACGACCAACTAGTTCTTCTACTGCATCAACTTTTTCTTCTGGAATATCGATATATGATTCTACGAATAAGTTGCGTAATTTACCAATGAATTCTTCAGTGATTTCAGCACGTAATCCTCTTTCAACTGCTAATTCATTTTGTTGCATCCATTCTTCAACCATATAGTTCAGATAATCATCTAATTTTTCTGCTAGTTCTTCTTTAACTTGCTCAATAGCCACTTGAAATTCTTCCATTAAGTTAGTTTCCATAGCTTCAGCAATAGTTTCAACTCTTGATAGAACAGCAGCTTCAAAAATAGTTGTTGCTTTTTGTCTGAATTCTTCAGACAAACTTTCGCCTTCTAGTAAAGCTGCAACATCATCAGACACATCTAATTCTTCATGATATGATTGGAATGTAGCACCTGGATTCATTGGCATTGTCTGTGGCGCCAATTTACCTGCAATACGGTCACGAATATGATCCATAGCTGTAGGCTCTACTTGATAAATATCCAGATCACTGCGGCCGTGTGCTTGTTGATTAAACTTAGCATCTAAGCGAGGCATGCCTTCACTACCAACTGGAGGTGTTGCTCCTGGTGGTTTTGCTGAAGGTACACCTTTTGTATAATCTGGTAAATCATCAGAATACTGGTCTGGATCAGTACCAATCAAACCAGCTTCTTTAGTACCGTAAGCTGCATCACCATGTAGTTTTCCTTGTTGCTGTTGGCCTGCTCTTTTAGACATTACATTACCATGTAAAATCTCTTTAGCGGCTTCAGAAAGGTTAAATTTAGACATTTTAGAAATCTCCTTGTTTTTCTATATTGAATATTTATAATTAAAGTTTTTTTATGAAGTTTTCGAAGATGCGTAGACTCACTTGTTCAATCTCTTTTCTACTCGCAGTTTTAATTTGCTGAATAGCTTTTGACTGATCCATTTCTGTCCAAACGCCATCTATTAACATCCATTCTTTACCTTCCATAATACCCTCAACGAAAGCTCCGGGTGCGGAAGGATCTGCTACAATATCAGCCGCTGTGGCAAGATAAAAGTCGGGTTGAACCACATTAACACCATTTACATTTTTAAGAGAACCCATACCTCTTGATGAAACACCTAAAGATGCTCCACCTTCAATGAGTTTCTTAGCAATATTACCCATAGGCGTATCTAAAATTTTTGCTTTACCAATCCACTGATGACCATCTTCATGCAGAGACGTAATAAGAATAGCTGTACGTTCTAAATTGAGTGTAGGCGAATCAGGATGACCTAATTCACCAAAAGCACGATTCTTGTTAATATATTCATTGGTATAACGATGAACTTCTTTTTTCATAGTGTTATACTCATACAAACGACCATTTTTGTTTTTTCTTTCAGCTACTAGAAATGGTCCTTGAATGAATAATTGTTTTTGTCCGTTATTATCTTCTGTGAGATATTCTACGGCTTCTGATACTTCTTTAATTAGTTTCATGTTAGCTTCCCTATATTTTATCTTGGTTCTAATCCATATGGCGGATAGTTGAACGCTGCTGGATCATTAAACTGACCAGCTTGGAAGTATCTGTTATCTTTGTGTAACTCAATAATTAGAGTATATGCTGCGTTTGCTGTGGTGCCAACAGTTTGAATAGTAATATTACCTGTTGGATTAACAGAATTATTCCAAATAGGTGGTAAATTATCATTAGGGTTAGTATCTCCAGCACCTACTCCAAAAGCAAAAATTGTCCTGTCGTTACTTGCACCAGTTCCTTGCCATTTTAATTGTATATGACCAACTTCAGCATCGACATTATATACTATACGTTTGATTGTTATACAATTAGCACTAAATCCTGTTGGTAAAGTATTTCCTGATGTCCATAAGCGTCCATTAGCATCTAATGTTCCACTTAAACTTCTTGGGTCAAGTAGGACTGTTTGAACTTCATCACCACCAGCAGCATCAAAAATACCTACACGTTTGATAATAGTTCTTTTTGTGGTATCAAGTATAATTTGTTGCGAATTAGATGTTGCCATTTTTAATCCTTAGATTTATAAGTTGTATGTTTCCAAGCAAAATCAGCAACTTTCTTAAAATGCGATTTGCTCTTATGTGCCATATTTGCAATTTTTTCTTTATTTTCATGATTTACCGCACCATGCACTTTTAAAATAGCATGTGCAGTTTGTACATCAACTTTCATTGATGAACCATCTTTAAATTTAATTGACTTTGCTTGATGATTATTAACAATATTATTTAAATGTTGCAATACATTTTCTTCTAACTGACGAATTGGAAATGTATATTTAACATCTTCTTCTGTATTTTTAGAATTTATGAATTCTTTTAAAGATTTCATTCTTCTTCGTATGTTTCTTCATATTCTGGTTCTGAAATAAAACCTTGAGCAATTTCTTGCTTCTTGATTTCAATATGTGAATTAACTCTATCCATTATTTCAGCATATAGAGCTTCACGCATTCCTGATGCATCGTCTTGAACCGCATAATCTATAATTGCTCTCGTATTCATGTTTTTCCTTTAATTAAAAATGAACGTACTATTTATAATATTCTGGTTAATCTTCTAACCATAGAATGTTCAGATAAACTCAAATCAGCAGAATTGGAACTTGACTTTACTTTTTCTTTTGCCTTCTGTGTAGGCTTTTCATTTGGTTGCTCTTGTTGTTGCTGTGCTACAGTATCTTGTTGCATTTGCTGTTGATTTTGTTGATTTTGTGCATCCATTTGGATGTCAGTCATCATCTTTTGTTGATTAACAGCATTTTGCACTTCTGTTGGAACTTCAAATCCATTTGTTTTTTCTTTTTCAATTTCTTGATCAATAAGTTTAATTTCGTCATCATCCATACGAAGAACATTTCTACGAATCCATCCCATAGAATAATATATTCCTGTATACGGATCAACTTGTTGCAACAACGATACTCTGTTTGCAATTAATTCTGCTTCTTTTAATTCAGCAAAATTATTATCTCTTATAAAATCATAATACATATGTTCTTTAAATTCTGTAAATTCTGCATCTGTACAGATACCTTTCAGAACACATTGAATTCTTAATGCGCTATCAAACAATTCTGAAAATTTGTTACGCATTCTATTGATGAATTTTGAAAACTTTAATTCATCACGATCAATTTCTGTTGAACGACCAATAGTAAAACCTGATGCCGATTCTAATCTTGAGAATGGTACATTTAATGCTTTGTATAATTTTTTCTCAAAATATTTAACATCTTCTAGTTCACCAAGATTTTGTCCACCAGGCAATGTAGTAATTTCTGTTCCTTTACCACCTTCTCTGCGTGGCAACCAAAAGTCTTCCATCATTGATAAGAATTTACGGTCATCACGAACTTCACCAGTATTTGCATCGTAAACAAGTTTGTTCTTGTATTTAACCATAATATCACGCAGGTATTGTTCAGCTTTAAGCTTAGGCAGATTACCTACATCAATATAAAATATTCTACGTTCTGGTGCTCTAGAAATACGATAGATAACCGTTGCATCTTCAATCATACGTAATTGATTAAGAGGTTTGATTGCTTTATGTAGATACGAAAGAACAACTGCTCTACGAGCATCCATCAAACCAGAATTAATATTAATGATTGAATCTTTTGTGATTCTTGTACCTATAGGACCAAAATTTGATTGTGTCCCAGTAATTGCTTTTTCATTGTAAATGTAATACTCATTTACTGTAGTCATAATCTCTACGCCAGTTCTTTCATCTTTCTTTTTTCTCAATTCACGAACTTTGCGTATTTTTCTTGGATCAATATAACGTAATTCTTTAATACCACCAATTGGATTTTCTCTATCAATAACAATATGATAGAATAATCTGCCATCAATATAGTATCTTCTGAATATATCTTGAGCCATATTATTGTAGTTCAATAGTCTCAAGACAACTTGAAATTCATCTTGTATTGCTTTTTTAATTTTATCTGGCTGCTTTAAATCATCTAAGATAATTTTAACATTCCTACCATCATCATCTTGTACAATAGCTTCGTTAATAATATCGTCAATAGCAGATTCAATTTCTGGCTGCATTGCCATTTCTCTGTATCGAGAAATTAGTTCTACTTCATTTTTTGCAGTACCATCTAAATCAACATACGTACCATAATAAGCCGCAGAAGTAATAGTCAACGCACCATCATCGCTGTTTGGTGGAGCAAACGATTGCTGGACTAACGATTCTTCTTCAGTCTTTTGTCTTGATACAGTAAAGCCAAATAAATTTAGCGCCAAAATATTTCTCCTTGCATTATAAAATCAAAATAGCATAAAGAGAGCCCGAAGGCTCTCAAAAAAATTCAATTAAGTTGTTGTTTGTGATTCCCACCATTGATATGCGAATGTAGTAGAATATTCCTCGATGGAATCATTGTTACTCCAATCTAAATCAATTGGTGCAATATCTACTGGAAACATACCAATAAACTTATATGTTTTAAGAGTATTGCCTGTTTTTCCAAATTGAGTGACTATTGCATCAACAGTATAACCTGCAGGATTTCCTGCTGCACCATTTCTTACGTTTCCTGCATGACTGTTGATTGCATTCATCCACGATTCTAAAGAATTTCTGATACTAAAATCTTCATCGTTGATAATATTTAATGTCCAATCAGCAAAGGATCTGTTTCCTGCAAATTTTAATTCACGACCAAAATAATAAACAGGAACAGTTCCGACTGTTGATCCAGGCAATTGTGCAGATTTGGCCATAAATGTTGTTTTTTGACCTGCTGCTGAACCATTTGCCGCTATTGTTGGAAAGATTAATGTCACAGAAAATAGATTAGGACGGGCACCGTCTCCAATCATATTTGCTCTGAACTCTGATACATTAAAAGCCATTCTTTTCTCCTTGTTCTTTTATTTATTAGATAGCACCAGTAACTTCTGTGAACTGAACACCTGTCCCAACTGCAATAAAGTTAAGTCTGATAAAGTTGATAGAACGAGCAGGCTTGATGTAAATGTCACCAACAAATTGATTAGTATCAATAATTTGTGGTGTATTATTTGTTGTATCGCATACGACACGGAAGTCATATATACCACGGCGTCCTTGTACATCACGCAGGAATGGAGCAACAAGTGCTACAAATTGGGCACGTGTAAAATCATCGTTAAATTCAAATAAAGAAAACTTAGATGCTCTAGAAATAGCTTTTTCTAGAACTATGAATAAACGGCGAACGTTGATTCTATCAAATGCAGAAGGTTTAGATTGTAGAGTCTTATCACCATAAAGAACAATTCCTTGTCCTGGGAATGTAACAACTGGGTTAACTCCTAATGGATATAGAATGTCTCTTTGTGTTTGATTTGGATTCCATGCAAGCTTAACAGCATTCTTAATAGCACCACGATTAAATCCAGCAGGTGAGTACCATGGGTCACGAACATTATCTGTAAATGCACATAAGCCAGCAATATCACCATTTAGTGGAACGTAACGATATACACCATTGTATTTGTCGTACATATACTTCCAACCAGAATCAACAACAGTATATGAGCTTGAACGATTTAATGTATTTAACCAATTTTTAATATTGTCTGTCTCAACTCCACCTTGATTAACTACATCAGAATATCTTGGAGAAATAAACGCAACTGAATCACCAGAACGTCCTGTTGCAGAACCAGCTGGAGTTACAATATTATCTATAACATGTTGCTGAACAGTAACACTAGCGTCTCCAGTCAATACGAAAGAAATGTCTACAACATCTGAGTCAGCAAACAAATTGTATCCAGTTATAAGGTTTGCATCTGTTCGTGCAGCATTGGTACCACCAACTAGATCCACAAATGTATTTGCTGTGCTTGTTCTAGCAAAAACTTTATTTGCTGCCAAAGAACCCCATGTTGAACTTGTATTACTAAAGTCAGGAGGATCCATAGCATAGATATATTTTGAACCTGTATAAACAACATTTTTCCAATATGTGGTTTGGTTATTTCCATCTACAGCATCAATCGCTTTAGAAACATATGAGAAAACTTCTAGAACGCTACCTTTTATTCCACTAATTTCTCCTGTATTATCAGTGACAACAATGTGGAATTCATCGTTAGAACCGCCAGCATTATTTGTATAAGATGATGTTCCTGGAGCACCGTTAACTACACTAGACCATGATCTAGAAACACCACCCGAAACGATAACCGTATTTGCAAAAGTTGCTGTTGAACTATTATCAAATGTGTCAACTTGAATAGCATTTCCTAATGCGCCTATGTATCTAGCAGCAAATGCACCATAAGTATTTGCATTATTTCCGTTTAAATAATTGGTTTCATAAACATCTTCATTGGTAATTTGTAGAGATGCGGAGCTGTTTCCTGAGGCTGTCTTTACATTGGCATTAACAGAACGTACAACACGCAGGTCATTAGCGTATGCTAAAAAACTAGCTGCTGTAAAGAATGAGGCGTATGTGTTTGAATTTGGTGTACCAAAAACACTAGCTAAAGTGTTTTCACTATCTATCGTAACTCTGACATTTGCTGGACCCCATTCAAAATTTCCAACAAATGCACCAGTTGATGTGGAAACCGAAGGAACAACCGTTGTTAAATCAACTTCGGTAACGCTTACTCCTGGAGATAACTGAATTGCCATTTTTTTCTCCTTATTTATTATAAATTTGGCAGGTATATAATACTATACTGTATATTTAGAATATGTCAGTTCCTCATTATTTCTCTAAAATACTCAGCATAAACTTCGCCCTGACTTCCTGTAACCCAGATATCTCCACCTTCTACTAAAAAAGGAACATCTAACCCATTGTCTATAATTGGAGCTGGGATTGTTTCTTCGTCCGTCTGGCTTAATTTTTCCAGCTGGAGTTGTTTTCTCAAGTCGTGGTTTACAACATCTTTAAAATATTTTTGAGTTGTTATCCATGCAAACATGACTAAAGTCATTACCATATCATCGGTCTTACCTTCTTCTGCTTTCCATGTTACTCCGTCGGAAACAAATGAAGTGAATTCTGAAATGGTATCAAAATCTTTTACTATTAATTTGTCGGTTTCTATGAGTGTTTTTAAGTTTGTACAACCAATTCGTTTGACTTGGGTACTCATTTTAACCCCAAGTTGAACTCCTCTTCCAAAACCTGCTGAGATTTGTTGTGCTTTCTTGTTTCCAGTTTGAACTTTCAATACATTCTCATATTCCATTTCTCCATGTAGAATCTCAGCTATCTGTGGAGTATTATTAATTTCTACCAAAACATAGGCATTATTATAATATTTGGCAGTATTATAGATAATTGTTGGAAACAATACAGGAGAAATAAACGAACTAGCATATTTAGCTACTTGCCTATACGGTGTTTCTGATATGTCTATGACTGATAGCGCAGACAAATCCATGTTTTTACCTTCTGCAACATCTACACAGATAGCATATACATGGTCTTTAGTTGTTTCTCCATCACCTATAATAGGTGCTTCATATACATCAAGAATTTCTTCTTTAGCGATTCTTTTTTTCTCTACAGGTTCAGTATACACTAAATGTTGAAGTTTAGAACCAGCTATCAGTGTATTCGTAGAACCTAAAAATTCAGTTTCAAATTCTTGTTGGAACTGTCGTTCAGAAGTATTTCGAATAGTTTCTTCACGCCACTCTGCTGTTCTTCCTGGTACCATTGACCAGTGAATTTCAAATGTTTTGTAGTTGTTCTTTTTATCTTTTGCATCCATCCATAACTTGTAGAACAAGTTCATACCATTTGGAGTAGATACAATAATAATCTTTGTTGTTTTACCAGAAGAAATAACTGGATAAACAGAGTTGAAGAATTCGTGTGCTATGTTTGAAGGTACGAACGCAAATTCATCTAAGAATACTACGTTGAAAGATCCACCACGAACTGCTGATGAAGAAGTAGCAGCAGCAATAACTTTTGATCCATTCTCAAGTTCGACTGAACCTTTGTTCCATGTAATGACACCTTGCTGCAACCACATAGGAAGATTTTCATATGCTAGTTGATATTTTGCAAGGATGTCTCTGGCTAGTTGTCCTTTGTTAGCAAGAACAGCAATGTTTTGTGTATCTTGAAAAATAGACAACCAAAGCAAGTATGCAACTGTGGTAGTAGTCTTACCTACCTGACGAGGACATTTGGTAATAGAAAAACGGTTCTCATGATATGTCTTAATCATCTCACGCTGAAAGTCCCACATTCTAAAAGGCATCAAACCTTCATCAACGTTAACAATTTGAATGTATTTCTCAGCAAAGTATATTGGGTCTTTAGAACATTTAATATATTCTTCTATCTGCTCTTTTGTATATTCCATTTTTACCCCGGCTCGTTTGAGCAGAGGATTATCTCTATATGAATCTTTGTTTAATATAGTCATTATCTTTGCGTGGTTTTTTTAACTTCATCGTCTTTCATATGCCAAGGAACAGTAACTTTTCTTTGGTAATGAGTTTTTACATGCTCATATGGACTTGCACTTCTTACTCCTAAATGATATGATGCATGATGAGTAAATCCATCTTTATCTTTTTTAGAAGAAGCAACTTGAACTTTTCTTACTTTAAAGTCGTCATATGACTTGGTTTTAATTCTATAATGCAGATGTCCAGAACCACCATGTGCAAGATCATGATTTGCTAATATTCTATGTTCTTTACTGGCGTGAATTTGTTTAAGTGCAGTTTTGGGTATATGTTTGGTCAAATCAGAACTTGACATCCATTCAGAGGTGTGTTCTTCTTCAGACTCTTTAATATACTCTATAAAAGCTTTCATTTTATGCTTTTGTTGTAGATATTTTTACATGTCCTGTTTCTGGATCATGGCTAACATGGTGTGCATGAAACTCAACATCTGGATGGTCATTTTTTAATTTTTTAAATTTATGTAAATTTTCTTGTGAATCATCATATAGATGCACTTTTTTGTATCCATGTTTTTTAATTAAATCACCAATGACTTTGTGTTTTGCCTCTGCTGGATTAGCAGCACCAATATTGCCGGCTCTACGCACATGTATTTGATGTGGATCAATACCATTATGTTTTAGTGTTTTCATAAAACCATGCTTATCATCCATGTCTGATCGAGCAGTTACAATTTCAACATTTTTATTATTTTTATGAATTGCTTTTAACTTATTAATCATCTTATGAATAGGATGAGCAGACTGTTGAAATACTTTATGTGATCTAAAATCGCTATAATCATAATGGTGACCCGGTTCTAGTTTATGGGTATTGTATTCTGTATTAGTCAAAGACTTCACTCTTTTATTACTCTTATCATTAACATGAACTTTGAGTTTTGAGTGGTCATGATGAAACAATACTTCATCCATATCAAATGCATGAAGTGTCTTAGATTTTGGATCTTTTCGTTCTTGTGCTTCTTCTCGCAAATGTTTGAAGTGTATCATTCTTTACCTTTCAGCATTTTGTTTAAGTCTGCCGTGCTTCCAACAAATATTGCTTTGTCTATCTTTGTGCTAGTTTGTTCTTTTCCTGCTGCTTTGTTCATTTCTCGCATTTGTTTTTGCAGAATAATTAGTTTTTCGTTAGCATCGGCAACGTTTTTAATCATTGTTGCTGCAACTTCAAATGCTCTTGGATGTTCAGATTCTCTGGCTATCTCAAGAATGGAATCAATAGCGTCAACACCTTTATTAATTATTTCTTCATAATTTTGGCGAACTTTGTTATAATCTTTTTGTAAGTCATTATCTAATCTTTCATTGTCATTTGCAATAGGTTCTTTAACAACAATGGGATTTTCTTTTACGACTGTTGGTGATACATCAAAAATATCACTCATATTTTTTTCAAACTTAGACATTATTTTGTTCCATAATTATAAGGTTGCATTACTTGGAAATCTCAATGTAGAAGATGAATTATATATTATTCGAACCGCACCACTAGATCCTGCAAGATCATCATATGGTATATCTGGAGTCGTATCAAAATTTATGGTACTGTAGGCAAACTCTCCGCTCCAAGCGTATCTATTTCCTGCACCGTAACCTATTTGACCTGCACCAACATATGCATTTGTGAAATTCAAATCAGGTGCGAAGCCTACTGTAGTACCATATAGACCTATTCCTCCAGGAGAAATCAATGCGTTTATTCTTCCACCGGCACCTCCTCCAGAACCTACTGTAGCAGTACCAACACCAGCAGTGTTGGATCCATCTCCTCCATTTCCTAAATATCCTGCTGCTCCACCGCCACCATAATTTCTTCCTGTTCCTCCTACTGCTCCAACTACTCCAGAAATTCCATCATAGGATCCTCCTGGTTGATCTGCGGTATTTGCAACATCTCCAGCAGAAGATGAACTATAGTTAATATTTCCTTGTGGAGCAAAAGAACCTTGATATGCTCTTACTATAATAGTGCCATTTGCAGATACAACTCTAGTATTTGCAAGACTGCTAGAAGCATCACCTCTTCCGCTTCCAACTACAACTGTATAAATGTCCCCTTGATTTACTGATATATCATTAATATAAGCTAATCCGCCTCCACCGCCAGCAGAATTTAATCTATAAGTGTTTATATAATCATCGCCGGCACTTGTTTGATATGCTCCGCGAACCGAAGTATATCCTCCAGGTCCAACAGCAACAATACTAACATTACTTGCACTAGTAGGAACAGTCCAAGAGTATGTTCCTGGTGAATTAAATATTACTTCTTTTATAAGAGTAGAAGTAGTAGTATATTGAAAAGTATTTGCAACCGAAAAATTATTATAGAAATCGTTCGCAGTATTTGCTGATACTGTTACTGTAATTGCAGTATTTAATGGTAAATCTACTCCTAATGTCAAAGTATTAGAAGAAACAGAATTACTGAGTATTGGATATATAGTTGCACCACTAGACACTATAATATTTTGTACATTTCTAGTGTTTATATTTCTATTAAATTGAATAATGATAGTAGTGTCAGGTGCTGCCAATAAATCTTTTCCAGGATTGATCGCATTAGGGGTAAATGAGTTGGTTGCATAAGAAGTTGTGATATTTCCAGATCGTAGGTTTTTTGTTTGCGTATCACCAACATAACTGTATCCTCCTACTACGGATATAGTTACATTACCTTCTTGATTTGATGGTGGAGTATAATCGAACAGATATGAAGTAGCATCATCAGTGGCTTCTCTAAAATTTGAAATTGTTCCAACCGTTGCATCAAATTTACTTATTGCTATACTATTACTAGTATTCATAAGGTTTCTAGTAAAAAATGACACAGAAGGACTTACTTTATAAGTAACAGTAGTATTATTTCCTATTCCACTTGCACCAAAATTTGATGAATAATTGAAAAAAATAGCGTTTAATGTATTTGCTGCAACATATAGTTTAAGTTTTTTTCCTATCTGATTAAACACACTGGTTCTTGCGTTGTCTCTAAATGACAATGGATTAACATATATTGTTGCAATACCGGCTGCTGCACTGGTAACAGTTACGTTAAAAGTTCTTAATCCTGCAACTATTCCTAGTGTTGCAGCATTTGATATTCCTGTTGCCGTTGAACTCAAAATCATATCAGAGATATCAAAATTGTTTACACCAGTACCACTGGTTATTCTAGCACCCATATCAGAAGGAAGTATTCTGACATTGCAAGTGTATGTTCCTGAATTAAATATATATTGACCAACATTACGAGGCGGCTCTACTACTGCTGTTAAGAATGGATACAAATTTAATATTGCTGTGTTTGATTCTTGATTATAATTGCTTCCATATTGTGCTGTAGATATGGTACTATTTTTTGGTAAAACAATTGTCGCATTAAATCCATTTCGTATACCACCTGCTATTTTTGGTGTTGGTTGAAAAGAACCAAAATCTTCCAAAGTGTCCATAGTGAACACGGAGGTAAATATACTTGATATTGCATTTGGACTTATACCCGATATTGTGCCATTTGTTACAACTACTTCATCTGCACTAAAAGGATTAACTAAAATCGGAGCATTATTAGCATCGGTAAAAGTAAAAGTTAAGTTTGCTCTCATTTGATTACCGGATCTAATACCAGAAACTAATGAATCACTTCCTTCACTTGTGCTATACAAATCATAGATATCTGACGTTATCGTACAAAAAACATTAGATACTGATGCTGGTGGGATATATGTAAGACTAAGATCCCATGCCGAACCATTCCACGTATAAACTCTTCCGTTTAATGTATAAGTATCATTCGTTGCAGGGTTGCTAGGAAAAGTAAATGGCATAATATGTTAACCCAATTGAATCCAATTTTTAACGCTTGCGGAATCTGAAATTAATATGTATTGTCTTCCTGTGTCAGAATTAATCCACAAATCTCCAACAAGAGATGATGCTGTTGATGGTGCTGAACTAGATGTAGTCACTCTCGTTTTATTTTCAAATTTACTTCCAGTATATGTTAATACTTGACCAGAAGTTGGTGAAGCAATTAAAAAATCATTTATTTTACTAATAGGAAGAGTAGGAACAGCTCCAGTTGAAATTTGTCCAACTGAATCTAATCCAGCAACTCCACTAAATGCATTAATCAATGAACTTGCAATTCTTGAGGTGCTATCTACTGCATTGATTGTTATGTTTTGAGTACCATTAAACGAAACACCATTAATTGTTCTTGGTGTGGATAATTGATTTGCTTGATTAGCTGTATTGGCTAGAATAGCTTGGTTTGCTGTATTTGATGCTTCTACTCTTAAAATAGTGATATTTTGAGTACCATCAAACGAAACACCATTGATCGTTCTTGCTGTAGCTAATTGATTTGCTGTATTTGATGCTTCTACTTTTAAAATAGTAATATTTTGAGTGCCATCAAATGAAATATCATTAATTGTTCTTGATGTAGTTAATTGTGGTGCACTAATAACATTAGCTATAATTTGATTAGTGTCATCAGCATAAGTAAAAGTTATTTTTCCATTAGTATGATTTGCATGTGCTAATAATGGAGCAATATAGTCTTGAACCTCTTCCTGAGTTAGCTGACCACCACCTTGTGCGGCTAACAACAATGCTGTGTTTGCTGTGTTAAAAGCAGATTGAGTGAAATCTGTTGCGCCACCACCACTTACTACTGCTGTAGTAACACCTAATATTCTACCATTAGCAGCAACAGTAATTACTGGAACAAAACTAGTATTACCATAAGTACCAGCAGTGGTATTAATATTGGTTACATCAGTGTTTGCTTGATTAAATGCTGCTTGTGCTAACGTGTTTGTGTTAGTTATATTGGTATTTTGGGTATTATTGACAGTTTGTAATGCTACTGTATTACCAGAAGCATTGTTTGCTGTATTAAATGCCGCTTGAGTGAAATCTATTCCGCCACCACTGATACTACTTAAACTGCTAATCACATTCGCTCTTATTAAATTATATTCATCATCATAAGTAAAAGTTATTCTTCCACCATCATGAAAATTGTGCGTCAATAAAGGAGCAACATAATCTTGAATATCTTCTTGTGATGCTGCACCTCCTGCACCTCCACTTATATTGATTGCTACAGTAATAGGACTTGAAGATACTGAACTAATTCTCCCATTAGAGGCAACAGTAATAACAGGAACATGAGTTGCATTTCCATATGTTCCTGGTGTAACATTAATTCGTGTTGCGTCAGTATTGGCAGTGTTAAACGCTGCTTGTGCTAAAGTAGTTGCTGTATTGCCTTGATTGAAGGCTGTTTGTGCAAGAGTAGTTGATGAATTTGCTTTATCAAAGGCTGCTTGAGAAGTCGCTCTAGCACTTAAATCTGCGGTACGAGTTTGTGCTGCGTCTGCTGCTGCAAAAGCAGAATTTGCTGTATCTCTTGCAGCTTGGGCTACTAATAGAGTTCTTTCTGTAGTTGCTCCACTATTTGCTGACGATATTTCATAACCACCTTTAAAGACGCCATCATGCAATCTCAAAGCTTTGGCTTGAAGATCAACAAATATCTCACCTTCTTGTCCGGTAAGATCATTTGCAGCCGCGGTAGTTCCTCTACGAAATTTAAATACTGAAGGCATTTTATAATAGGTCTATAATTTGATTATCTGGATCATTAAGATCCAAAAAAACACTTTGTGGAACAATCGCTACTGTAACATTAGCATCAATATTTGGTGCTTCTGTAATTATAGTATTGATAGTATATGGACTATTTATATTTGCTGTTGGCGGATTAACTGTTGTATTTGCTAATGCCATTCTTCCACCTTGTTCGGTGTTTGTAATTAGATTTCTTTCTGCAAAACTATCTAAACCAATTATAACTGATCCAACTACAAAAGTGCCTGACATATCTTTAAGCACTAACACATTTAATGTTGTATCAAAAGAAACTACAACTCCAGTTGCTGTGGCAGTATCTAAAGAATATCCTTGATATACAGTTTCTCCTTCCTTAAAGTTTCCAAATCCACTAGAAGTAACATCTAAACTTACAGTACCATTAAATGAAGCATTTAAATTGTTTATATACACTAAAGATTTTTTAATTACTTTTCCTTCTTGTACTGCACCATATACAAATCCTTTAGCTGTAAAATTTAAAGTCCAAATAACAACTCTGGCATCTGAATCTTGTAATCCTTCATAGTCTATATCATAGTTAACTGAATTTAATACTATTGGTATTTCTTTTACTATTCCCATAGTAGGAACAAGATTTAATTTAATTGTATACTCTGGTGTAAAGAAAGGAAGAATATGTTCTATTATTTGAGTACCATCTTCTATATTTCGAACATATATGTACAATGAAAAATCAAAATTGTAGGGTACTGGATTATATTGAGCGAGTTTAGTGTTAGAACTACCAGATACAGCAAAATTCTTTTGATTCGTTACTTGTTTTCTTGAAGCATCATAATTCATGCTTAATAAGTCAAAAGACATTCTAGGTAATGTAATTTGAACTTTTTTGTTGAGTAACGGATCAGCTATTAAACGAGCCACATACTTTTCTTTTGGTGCATAGATAATAGGTACCTTAACTTTTCTATCTTCGGTACCATCTACATTATAGCGAGTTAAGGTAATGTTGTCAAACAAACTACCAAAACCTACTACAAGTTTACGAATAATTCTGTGATATGTTGCTGACATTATATACTACCAAATGGGTTAGATTCTGAAAAATCAAGAATTAAATTTCCTTCTGTACGAATTATATTATTATCATAATTTACATAAAATTCAGATTGTTCATATTCGTCTGTTGACGTTAAAATAGCAGTTGCATTTGAATTTTCACCTCTTGCTAATTGTCCTACTGTAAAAGTTCCAACTATTGTGTTAATATAGACATTTGATGTAACCGAATTATAATCAGCAATAATACCAGATGCTGTGGAGTTTGCTAATGTAATATCTGGGCTGACAAAAATAGTTTCTCCAATAATATATGTTCCTGATACTGATGACAATTTAAATCTTTGAGAATATGCTTCTTGTTGTTGAACAATATCAATATCTGGTATACCAGTTTCAATAGTTTCGTGTGAATATTTAAATTTCTCTAATTGTATCTCATAAAAATATGGTACTCTACGACCTAACATTGCCATGTCTTTGTCTTGATTGACAAACGTAATTTCATATAATTCACCAACACCATTAAGCGGCGGTATATAAATTAAATCGCCATCTCTAGGTCTATCATATCTTGAATCTTCAGGTACTCTTTGATTAAAACTTCTTTTTGACACTATGATTGTCATGTGATTTTTAATTTCAAGGCCAAACTTACTAAAAAAATCATTGTCACCTTTGTAGTCCAAAACATTACTAGGATACAATTCTATCTGATATGCTGTTGTGAATTTTTTAAGAGGATCTTCTCCATATAAAATATCTCTATCATTATCATTTGTATTTGGAATATAATAACAATCCACACCCATCATTTTAATGGATTCAACAATCAAATCTTCTACTAAGCGTTGTTCAGTATACTTAGCGTTATAATTATTAAAATAATGGCTTGTTGGCATATTAGTTTAAGAAAAATTCTAAAGGCGCACCGTAAGAAGATTCCATTTCATCTTCTAATTGTTTTATTTCTTCTACTGCATCTTCGTAAATTTTATCTCCATTTAATGTAACTCCACCCAATAATTGAACGCCTTGAAACTTTTTTAAATTATCTCCCCAATTACGTTTCATTAATGCTGTAGCATATCTTTTTAACCAACGATCATCCCAAACAGCATTGTAAACATTTGGATTAATTAAAGCATAGCATTCAGCAACAACAATAGTACCAAGCGGCGCTTCTGAATAACCCCACGCCCAATCAATATACAATCTATGCATATGTCTTTGAAAGCGAATAGGAACTTCTCCAGTAAACATAATTTCTAGAGAACGAAGATGTTGTTGAGTTAAAGTGTAGTTAATATATGAAGCAGAAGTAAAATCGTATAATTCATTTAAACGTAGCTGATATCTCAAATCAAACATATTAATAGTAGCTTGAGAATCTTGAAGTGGAAATATACGAGTAACACCTACAATATTTAATGAATTATTTTGTGCATCTTTTGTAACAGATGGATCCATATTAATATAACGATTAGAAATATCATCTGCTGATACTGATTTAATATAATACACTTTCTGAAGGCCATCAAAATGATAATCTTGCCAATATTGTAAAGCGTCATCAATTCTATCTTCTATCTGCTCATCATCCATGTTAATATCAATGACAGGAAAACCTAATCTACGTAAGCAGTAGTCTTTAAATTGTTGTCTATTGGTTATTTGTGCCATTTTTTCTCCAAGTTATATTGTATTTATTTAATCTATAATATAACCAAAAGATGATGTGGTGATAAACGCATCAGCATTTGCAGTATCGACAGTATAGACAACTTTAAAAAGACCTGGACCACCAGATTGCAAATAACCAGTATAACCGCCGCCCGAGCCACCGCCACCGCCGCCACCACCAAAACCACCTTTACCTCCATAGCCAGTAACGCCTGCTGTACTGCTATAAGCACCACCTCCACCACCACCTGGTCCTGCATTATATCCAAGAGAACCTGTCGAATCTGCTGTGTATACTGTTACATTGCTGCCTTCACCACCTTGCCGCGGAGTTGCTCCTGTTCCTAACGATCCACCACCACCACCACCGCCACCATTTAATCCATTTCCTGCATTCAGAGCACTAGTTCCTCCTGTGCCGCCTGTTTGTCCACCAATAGCTCCTCCTGTACCACCGGTGGTCGCACTAGGGGCATTTGGACTTGACTGTAGTGTTCCAGAACTTGTTAGATTGGCCGCTGCTCCACCTCCTCCTCCGGTACCTGTAGTGTTAGTTTGTGTGAATGTATTTCCACCTCTACCACCAGCACCTCCTAACCAAGCTGCACCACCACCACCGCCTGCTTTGTAGTTACTAGCTCCAGTAGTGGATCCAATACCACCATCTCCACCATTTGCAGTAAATTGACCAATAGATATTTTTATTGAATTGGCTGCATATCCTGATTTTGCTGTTATTGCAAAACTATTCTGCGAAATAAGGTTTGCTTCAGTATTTCCACCTATAGTTGCCCAAGTATTTGCAATTCCATTACCGGAAGACATTACATTATGAAAATACGCTGTCATTATTGGTGCAACATAATATGATATATAAGTACCTGTTGATCTAATTGTAGTATTGGTAGTATTGGCATACGAACCGCCTCCTCCACCGGCCGTGCGACTGAATGAGGCGGTTCCAGGATCGCCTCCTGCACCTGCACCTAGGCCTTCTATAGTTATTCTTGTAGTACCTGCAGGAATTATTATAGGAGAATAAAATCGATCTTTAGTTTGTCCTTCATATATGGCGGTACCAGTCGCAAAAGAACCAGCAATAATTCTTGTTACTGTAACATTCGCAGTTGGTTTTTTTCTAATATATGATAATATAACAAGTCCTCTACCTCTAGAACCTGCACCATAAAACCATGTACTAGGATGCGGCTGCACATAGAAAGAGTTGCCTATTGTGGGATTATACCCAGAAGGATCTCCTGACCCTGCAATAGAATTTTGACCTATTCCTCCAGCTACACCAAATCTATATCCATCAATTGTTGTCCATGAATCAATATAATCGGTATTTCCAAATGCGCCAACAGAGCCGCCTGCTCCGTTCGTAGTTGTACCAAATCTACTTAACCCACCAGTAGTGTTAGCTGCATTACCTCCTCCATTGGCTCCTCCACCTGCTCCACCTATTGTAGTGTTTGCATTTGATCCATTTCCACCCGAACCATTTGGACCCGCAGAACCACCACCTCCACCAAAATAATAAAAAGAAGTACAGGAACATCCAATACATTGGCTAAAAGCAAATACACTATTTCCAGCTATGCCACCAGCATATTTTAAGTCACCAACACCTGCTGCTACTTGATTAGTTGGATATGTAGCTCCTCCAGCTGCCAAACAACCTTGTTTGGTATTTGCAGGAGTATTATTTGATACTACATTAACCCAAGTTTGACCGCCTCCTGCACCAACTTGAAAATATATTACGCTTCCTGGAGTAACAGCAACAGGATCCGTTTTTGAATATGCTCCTCCATGTCCACCATTAATGGCGCCACCAAGTCCGCCCGCACCAACACATTGAATAGTTAAATCAAAACAATCTTCTGGAACATAAAATGTGCCTGAGGCAGGAAATACTACTGTGACTCTTTCATATGCCATTTATTATATTTCTTTGAGAGTAATTTTTTTAGACATGGCATCAAATTGTTCTTGAAAAGATGTTATTTTACCATCTTCCCAAAATTGCCCAGGCTCTAATAGCTGTCGTGTCCACCCTTCAGGTAATTGATAATCACCATGACACACTATGGTATTTTGATAGTTTCCCTCAGAATCAAAGAGAACGTAATCAGACATAATTTCCTCTCTTGAATATATTAATAAAAACAGTATTATCTTCTAATGCTTATATTTCATGCCATTCTTTTTCTTTAAGAATAACGGGTTCAACATTTTTATCCATCTCAAGATAAACGTTTTCTTTTCTAATGGCTGTTTTTCCTGCTGTAGTAACAGTCAAATGAGAAAAAATATGTTCATGTTTTTTTAAACCTTCTCCAGTATTTACATGATACATATTAAATGTAAAATCTCCATAATCAAAACTGTACTGAGGTGGAACATTAACTATATTTAAGTTTTCAACACTTTTAGACATACTGTCAACCTCGTAACAGAAGAAGATGAAAAGACATTAAATGATAATATATTACCTGATGCTATTTGAACTTCAGTACCCAGAGTAATATTATTTTTCGATGCACTATTTAGTTGAGGTACTGAAACAAAATTAATAGGATTAGTTCTAGGTAAAGCAGGTCCCCAAGTAGAATAGCTTTCGTTAAATATGTTCATTGTTATTGAACCTGTTTGATCGGCTAATAGTGTCCAAGAAACTACGTTACAATTAAATGGAATTTCTAACGATCCTTTTAATCCTGTAGTAATTGTTGCTCCACCACCATCAATTATGTAAATGATTTGTGAGTTATTTGAAGCAGCCGGACCACCTCCACCAGAAACAGCAACAGTTGAAACAGAACTTATTCTACCATTAGTAGCAACAGTAATCACTGGTACAAGACTAGCACTACCATAAGTGCCAGCAGTTGTACTAATGTTGGTTACATCTGTATTTGCTTGATTAAATGCTGCTTGTGCTAAAGTATTAGCGTTAGTAATATTGGTATTTTGAATGACGTTAACAGCTTGTAGTGCTACTGTATTTGCTGCTGCTGTATTTGCTGTATCTCTAGCGAATTGGTCAATCGTGCTACCACCTCCACCAGAAATTGCTGAAGTGGAAACAGAACTTATTCTACCATTAGCAGCAACAGTAATTACTGGAACAAAACTAGTATTACCATAGGTACCAGCAGTGGTGTTAATACTAGTTACATCTGTATTTGCTTTATTGAATGCCGCTTGAGTAAATGTATTGACTGCGGCCACGTTTGCATTTAATGTTGCAACTTGAGATTGCAAAGCAATTATGTTACCATTGGCTAATGTACTGTATGTCTGTAATGCAACAGTATTACCACTTGCGCTGTTTGCTTGAGTGTAAGCAGCATTTGCTAAAGTATTAACTGCTGTTATATTCGTATTTTGTGTAGTGTTAACTGTCTGTAGTGCTACTGTGTTACCACTTGCGTTGTTTGCTTGAGCGTATGCTGCTATACCAACAGGTTCTGATGTTAATACTAAAGTATTATTAGAGTATACTGCACCTGCATATACGTTACCAACAACACCAACTCCACCTTTTACTTGCAAAGCACCAGTTGTTGTCGATGTACTCGTATTAGTTGTTTTAACTATTACCGTATTTGCTGAAGTAACTCTCATCACTTCATTTTGTGTGTTTATTCCTCCAGTAGCGAATATAACATCATTCATCAAACCAGTACCAACAATCATATTACCGCCACCAGTAATTGTATTACCAGTAGCAAATAGGTAACCGTCATT